TCGATACTCCGAGATATAACTCATTAGTTTCATAAAGAATTCTTTCTTAGGTGGAAGCACCTTGACTTGAGTCTCTCCGTTTTCACAAGCAACGATAGTTACGAGTTGCTTTACACTCAACCCGTAATTTTCTTGCAACATACATGCGTATGCTGTCTCCTGTACGAAGTAGTCGTAGAGATATTTCTCACGCTTGGGTTCTGCTGCCGTCTTAAAGTCAATGATAGACAGCACTCCATCAAACTCAGCGATACAATCTACACGCCCTGCTAACTCTAAATGTTTAGAGTAGAGTGCCGCTTCCTGTAAGTAAATGTTATTTATACGGTCCAGAGTATCCCTACTATGATGGAACATCAGGACAGGAAGCGGAAACTTACTGTACTTTTTTAAATCCAGATTGTTATTAAAGTAATCCTCAGCAATTGAATGATACTTTGTACCACGACCAGTGGATCTCTTGGAAATGTTATTTGCTTTCTCCTCACCAACACGGGCTCGCCACTTAGCGATGCCCGCCATCTTTGCTTTGTTGTTACTAATCACGGTGGTGACAGACGGGAACTTGAAACCTTCTGGTGTCAGGTACATGCGTTTGCCATCCACCATCTCAGCAGACATTTCAATAGGTTCAATCTCACCTACATGATTAAACAACTTCATAGACCCAGATTAATTTTGTTGATGAGGTAAGACTTAACAAGACCAGAGCGAACGATATCTTCAATATCAAATTCAATACAACTAAACTCTTCCATGTTCTGGAGGATGCGTTGGAAGTCAATGATACCTGTACGCTCACTGATCTTTTGCAAGTCAGTCTGTGCAGCATCACCACAGAAAACAATCCTACTATCCTGTCCAACACGAGTGATGATACTATCCAGCTCGTGGAAGTTCAGGTTCTGACACTCGTCAATGATAACAATAGCATTGTCCAGTGTAGTACCACGAATGAAACTGGTAGACCAGAACGAGATAGTTTCCTGTGCCTTCAGGTTATCATAGAGCATTTCATACGATGCATCATCAGGCATCTCAAACATGGACTGCACCATGTTTTTATATGGGATCTGATAGAGAGAAGACTTATCTTCATGGTCACCAGGAAGGAAACCAATCTCTCTAGTAGCAACCAGAGAGCGAACGATGTAGATCTTTTCATATGGTGTGTACTCATTCAACACATCTTTGAGTGCCTTGTACAGTGCGATAAAACTCTTTCCTGTACCAGCAACACCAGAGGCATAGATCATTTGACCTTTGTCCCACTCATCAAAGAAAACCTGTTGATTGTGTGTGAGTGGTTCAATAGGAAGCATGTAGTCTTCGCTAATAGGCTTCCTACGTTTGCGTTGCTTTGCAGTCATACCTTGTCCAGGTGATTTGGTAGTCTTCTTTCTTGCAGGCATATCAGTAGTTGTATTTGTCGGTAATGGTTCGGTTGCGTGGTGCTTTAGGAATCACTTTGTTCTTCATGATATCTGCCCATCCAGGATGAGTCTTTGCCATCTTAGTGCGCCAATCACCAACTTCACCTGCACCAGCGCATCCTTTTGACCAGTCTTTATCCCAGTCAGGATTCTCTTCCTTCCATGCCATGTATTCTTTCATGGACATATGAAGTTCTTTTTCCTCACCTGTCTTTAAATTTTTAACTGGATAGGTTGGCATCGTCTTTCTCCTTTTTATTAAAACCAAATGGACCAATTTTATCTTCCAATTTCTCTCGCATTGCAACGTTTGCAAGATTTTCCATGACTTTAAGAACTTGTTCAGGTTTGGCATCCTCCCCAAGTTCTTTAGCAACATACCAATACTTAGGCCAAAAAGTCTCTCCTGCTTTTTTGTAATCTTCTAGGGTAACTGATAATTTCATAACCAATCAAGTGCCTCCGCACAAATAGGGAACTGTTCTGCGAACACACGCTTTGCATCTAGTGCAATGTCCATATGTTCTTTCTGCGTACCATTAGCGGAACGCAATTCAATATAGTGGATCCATGACCGAACTGATCCTGTCATGTAGATCCTGGTTGGAACTGCTAGGGGAAGCACAAAACGAGCACACTCCTTTGCAATCCCCATCTCAAGCATGTGCTTGTAGATATCCATACCGCTCTGGAAGTGTCGCTTGAGAGTGATCTCAAGTTCTTGCTTCAGGAAAGGATCAACATCATCAATAGAATTCTGACGGTTCTTGGTATCCTGACTACGGAGATCAAATAGAGGAATCTCATCTGCCAAGAGAGAGCTGTCAGCATACCGTTGGGAAAACTCTTGATATGTGAACGAACGGTGACGCAAAATTTGAGCTGCGATTCCCCTGGTAGTTTCAATCTCCAGGGTCATGTGTGCTTGCTCAAAGACAGACCAGTGGTTGTGTTTGATGCAATACTTTAACAGACCAGCGACCTTGGGGTTTTCCTGGTTATTCGGATTGCTCACCCTCGCCACGTACCCCATCGTCTTCTCTGCGTCTGGAGTTACTGTCACTAATTTCACTGAGTTCATTACTAAATCCTTTCTCCTGCCTGCGGCGTTGTTGTTTTTCTTTCAATGCTATTTTAGCACGAACCATTTGAATTGCCATGTAGGCAAGTTCCTCTTCCGAATAAAGATTAGGTTTCTTCTTCGCTTCTCTAATTGCTTTCTTTGCTAATCTAATTTGATCTTTTAGACGGGTCATAATAGGCTTTGTAATAGGCAACGATTCCATTTGTAGTCATGTTACCCTGAGATACCCAGTCATGAATACATTCGTAGATGCTCTGATTGCTGTAGCGTGGAGATCCATCTGAACAAATTTCAGACCCAAACTTCTTAAGAAGGATGTTTAATCCCTGTGTCCTTACATCCATTCGTTCGTCACTGTAACGCCAATCAGTCTGCATATCCGTCATCGTCATCACGTCCTTGATAAAATCCAAAGTTGGGATTGCCTACATCTGATTTGTAAGCATCAACATCTGAGTACACCTCACTCTCTAACGCATTGGTAAGAGACTTAAGGTTCTTGACGATGAGTTTTAGTTTCTCTTTATCCATATATTTATGGTAAGGTGTTTTTAGTATAACATAAAAAAAGAGGGGTAGCAACCCCTCTTGGAATATTATTTGAGGATGTAGCTACAGATCCTCTTGCATGAACTTTGATCTAATGAGTCGCACTCTATTAGACATTCAAAGTAGTCGTTAAGTTTTTGATTTTCCACCTCCAAGTCATCCAGTGTGTCTTCAAAGTGTCGCCACTCATCTAACTGTGAGCGTGATAGTAGATTGTGCATTGGTCGCCCTCATACAATGAACCATGATATAAGAGAGGGTAAGGGTTCATTTTTTCACCTCGCATAATTCTACTACTATCTATATGTTAGAGTATCAAAACATACAATTTACGCAAAGAATATTATTGCCTACGAGTTTATACTTAGACAAAAAAAGAGAGGGCTTCAACCCTCTCTGTCTATCTTCCAGATTTTATCCGCTCTAGATTTTAGATCTATCCACTTGGCATAATGTATACCACGATAGGTCAAAAATCCGAAGACTTTATCTGGATCGTGTTTTGATGGATCATACTCTGGAAGGTCATATTCAAATCTGACCTTCAGCATGTGTCTACCCCCTATGAAGAAGGAGTAGTTCTCCATAAATCATGCCAATGAATGCTACACAACCTAGGGACATGAGTCCAACTACTTGTAGAGATAACATGGCGATCACTTGTTGTAAGATGTACCACGATAGCAGAAGACACCATGGGTATCTTTTGCTTCCACGCACTTAGTATCGTACTTCACACCACGATAGGTAGTGTGAGTGATCTGAGCATCGTGAATGGCAGCAGCTTTGTTGATCTGCTTGCGGATGATGTTTAAGGTGTTCATTGTAGGTCTCCTAAAAGAATGGGTGGTTTTCTCCTTTAACCCCGAAGGGTGATCCGAGTCCCCGTTCCTTCAGTCGTTTGCGTCCCAGTAGAAAATCTCACATTCTGGTACTGATTCCCTTACGGTCTCCACCAACTCTACCACCACTGCTGGCGGTAGTTCTGACCTGTTCTTCTTGATCCTGATCATTAAAGCATCAGCATCATGACAAGTCATACTTGAATAGAGAAGTAGCTCTAACATGGGATGAACGCTCCGTTCCGCGACTTACTTGCGTCTTATACTAGCATATCTTTACATTGACCCTCTACTTTAGATCTAAGATAACCTAGTAGATTATATTTAGACCGACGATCCAAGTTTTCATCCATAAGGATTTCAACTCTTCTTTCTAAGAACCTTTCACACGACATGTGCCACCCATAAGGGTTGCCGTCATCATGATGGGCAAGGGTCAATGCCAGCAAGATGCTGAGCATAAGATGAACGTATGGTAATTATACCATAATTATATAGTGTGTGCAAACCGTAACATTGAATACAGTTTAACTACCTGACAAATAGAAACTTTCTTTTCCAGCACGACATACGCGCTTTACTTGTGCATCATATACAGGAACAGTTCCATTGCCAGTGATTAAATTTTTTGCAAACTCAAAAGCTTCTCTGAAACGTCTGAACTTATATACATCATCATAAGTTTTAGCAGATACAAGAACGCCATCTTTCCTCCAAGTCTTCATCGTATGCCAGACTGTAGGTTCAGATAGTTTGCGGTAGAAAATACACCAGTTTCCTGTTTGATCTGCACTCATTTCTTTTTACCTTTTGGATCGTTCCAGAGTTTAGGATTTACTCTGCCCTCTGTTTGTGTCATAGTAACAAAATCACGACCATATTTATCCCAGTAGTCATCAAAGATGTCTACTTGCTTTGGTCCAGCAGCAATATCATATTTGGAAAGACCACCTTCCTTATACTCTATCATGAAAGCAGTATAAGGAAGAGATCTATCCTGGCAAAGAGAAGGATCGCAATCCTTGTGAATAATTCTACAACCTTTTCCCATTAAGAACGATTACCCCATTGAATTTGTGGGAAGGCTTCCTCAACGCACTGCTTGGTAATTTTCCAACGCTTGCCGAGTTTTTTATCCTTCACTAGACATAATACCTCAGCTTCTCCCTGATGTAAACCCTCTAGGAGTTGAATAAACAGAGATTCACGTCTAGTCTGAGATACATTAGCACCACCCTTAAAGAAGAGATAGAGTTTACGATACTCATGAACAAGTTTTGTATGCTCTGTCTCTTCGGGTGCATCGTTTTTATTATAAGGCACTTCACCTTCTGGAAGCATTGATACAACACTCTCATCAAAGTTTGCAATCAGAATAGATCTGAGTGCTGGAGAGTTATGTTCCTGTAGAAGTTTAATCTTCTGTGCCTTTGTCTTAGCATTGCTAACTTTTTGCAGCACTTCATTCAGTAATAATTGCATGACCTAATTGATTGCGTAAGTATATTTAGTCTTCGTCGTATTCGTCTTCATCTACGAAGCGAACAGAGAGTAATTCCTCATTGATCCACTGACCTTCTCCGTCTAACATTTCGGGATGAACATTTTCTTCTTGTGATGCATAAATGTATTCATGTAGTTTTTCATTGACAGTCCAACCAGCGAATACTCCTACACATAGGAAGATGAATGACGCTGTTGCTGATAAGTAGACGAATAAAGTTTCAGTCATTGTTCAACTCCGAACTAATCTGTTTGCTTGTCCCACCAAAGTTCTAAGTTGAAGTAGACTCGTCGCTTTAGGAGGGTAAAAAATCTAGTAAATGTGAAACCTTTTGAAGGTCTCTCTTCCTTCTCTTCCTTCTTCTTAGCCCTCCTGAGCATGAGCTCTATGCCTCTATTTATTTTAAGTTCACTCATTTTTTATCAGATTTAAAGTTGGATTTATAATGTATCCATTTTTGTTTTCATCAAACATGAGATTGTTTTCATTTGTTGGATCATTCAAAAATTCAATTGAAATATTTCCAGCTGCAACAATACGTTTATCATTGCTTTCAAATTTTTCAACTCCATGAATACACCATGATGGAAAAACAATAAGTTCTTCATCCTGTTCTAAAACCTTTCTGTCTCCCTCCCCAGTCTTGAAATAAAATGACTGCTTGTCAGAAACTGATATAAAATGAACCCAGGACAAAATCTCTTTACCAGAAAAATGTAAATGTGGTTCATGTCCTGATGATTCATTATCGTATACCTGATACCAATAGTGCCAAGAATACTCTACATTATCGTATATGCCAAGAACACGAACAAGACTTTCTATCAAGTTTGAATAGTATTGTCTAGATAATTCTCCCAGTTGTTTATAATCAATACCACTGTTAAATGTGGTAGAGATATTTTTTTTGTTATCGTAATACTTATCTTGAAATTCTTTTTCAAGAAGCAAATCTTTTATCTCAGTTGAGATGGGAACTTTCTGTCTGAAAATAATCATTTTTTAGGTGCAGATACTAGTCCGAGTTGCATCAGTTTTTTAGCTACTGGGACTAATCCACCAACAAACTCATCATCAATTATTGCGACTGGAAATGAATGCATTTCTGGGTACTGTTCAGAAAGTGCTACTTGATCATCCCCACTCAAATCTTGCCATAAAATTTCTGTATACTCTAGGTCTGCTCGCGCCATAAGTTCTTTCATTCTTTCACACCAAACACAACCGCTGGAAGTATAAATTTTAATGTTCATGGTCTTTTCTTGTATGTATAAAAAAAGAGGGTCGTTAGACCCTCAGTATATCACAAAGCGTTGCCTCTTGGCAAGACTTCCTCTGGGAAGATGAAGTTTTCGTGTGGTTGGTCAACAGTTGCCATCCAATTACGAAGACCTTCATTCAAAAGAATGTTCTTGGTATAGAACGTTTCAAACTCAGGATCTTCTGCTGCTCTCAGTTCCTGAGAAACAAAATCGTAAGCACGGAGATTGAGGGCAAGACCAATAATGCCAATGGATGAAGTCCAGAGACCCATAACAGGGACAAACAACATAAAGAAATGAAGCCACCTTTTGTTGCTAAACGCGA